AACGCCAAGCGAGTTGTCGCAGTCTATGATTTCGAAGAAGACGCACAAAAACTAGCAGATTTCCAGAATAAACATCAAGTATGGAAGTATAATCAAGGCATTCCTAACTTTCTGTGTACTAAAGAATTATAAATATTACTAACGAATTTACTTGACTTGTAATGGGATTAGTGATATAAGTTTGTACATGGGAGAAGTGCAAAAATGCTTAGTTTAAAAGGTCACATGATGCTGACTGAGGCTAGAAGTCGTGGCGAAGAAATGGAAGAGTTCATTGTCGCTGCGGTTAATGGAGATCCAGAACCGAAATCAAAGTATGGTATACCCTCAGGTGCCGGCAAAAATGTTGCAAAATTTCTAAAGTCAAAAGGTGTAACAGGTAAAGGTCAAGTACTAGGTGCTGACACTATCAACGTTACTCCTGAATGGTCATCTTATTGGCCAGGTGGTTCCGTTCCAGGTTCTACTAAAACTCCAAAGACAGACTTTATCATCGGTAAAAATAAAATCTCATTGAAGTCAGGTTCTGCAGCTCAGTTAATGAGTGGTGGCAGAAATGAATCTATTGCTACTTTCTATACAGCATTAAAGAGTGTAGATGGTATGCAAAAGAAAATGGTAAACAAACTTACTGAAATGTTTGAAGGTCTAGCACCTGCAAGTACAGCAAGTAGTGAGTTAGGTAAAGAAATTAAAAAAGGTAAAGACAAAGTTGTAATGAAAGCAAATAAAGCTCATAAAGAACTTATGGGTGAGTTAAGAAATATATTTGCAAACAATAAAGACTTTGCTAATGCATTTGCATATGAGGCAATGTCAGGCGATACAAAGTTTGGTAAGAGATCACCAGGCAGTTGTACTCATTTTCTTACAGCATCATTCGATGGTAAAAAGGCAGGTCTTAAAAAAGTTACAGACAAAGCTTATGTCTCTAAGATTGCAGATCAAATGAAAGTGTCTGTTCGATTTAAATCAACTAGTCAAAAAGTTGGTGGTAAGAAAACAGGTAAGTACAAATATTGGTCAGCAGTTGGATTGATTGTCGATAAGTTAGAAGAAGATATGAAACCTATCAGTGGTGAAATACTGAACGAAGGTATTATGGATAAACTTAAAGACATCTACAACAGAGTAAAAAATTATATTGTAGAACTATTTGGTAAAATCAAAGAATATATTTCAAGGTCTTTTAAAAACTTGATTGACTTCTTAGATGCAGAGCCAGAAGTTAGAGTAAAACAGGATATTAATTTTGATGTATAATCTATTAGTAGAAGACGCAAACACACACTTAGAACATTTAGAAGATGATATTATTCTAAATGGTGCAAAAGGTGGAGAGAATGCTCTAAACTTTTTAGATGCGTTACGTGATATGTTGCAAGGTTCATCAAACAAGAAAGTTAATCTTACTGTGAAGTGGGATGGCGCACCAGCGATTGTTGCTGGTATCGATCCATCAAATGGTAAGTTCTTTGTTGCAACAAAAAGTTTATTTAACAAAACACCAAAAATTAATTACACACCAGCAGACATTGTAAGAAATCATACAGGCGAAGTTGCAAACATTTTAAGAGAGTGTCTATTATATTTGAAACCTTTAAACTTCAAAGGTATTCTACAAGGCGATCTTATGTTTACACAAAAGTTAAAAAAGACTAGAGGTATTACTTCACCGTCTGGTAAAAAAGAACAAGTGATTTCATTTCAACCAAACACGATTGTTTATACAGTGCCAGAGAAGACTGGTCTAGGTCAAAGAATTGCAAGAGCAAAATTAGGAATTATCTTTCACACAACATATCGAGGCTCATCTATCGACAAGTTAAAAGCATCTTTTGGTGCAGATGTATCGAAACTCAGACGTTCTCCCAATGTATGGTTTGACGATGCAACGTATAAAGATGTAACAGGTAATGTGATGATGACTTTAGGTGAGGGTGAACAACTTACTAAAATGTTAAACATGGCAAGAGGTTCATTGAAGAAGTCAACATCATTATTAAATAAAATGCAAACAGACCTATCGGATTATTCGGTAGGTTTAAATTTAAAAACATATTTAAATACTTTTGTCAGACAGATGCAAGACATACCAACAACTCAAAAAGCAGTATCAGGTTTCAGAAACTATTATGAGGGTAAAGTTGGTGCAGCTATTGACAAAGTTAAGAGACAAGAATCGAAAGATAAATATAAGAAAATACTTGATGACGGTCTAAGATTTATAGATCGTGCAGGTGAACAGGTTTACTTTGCGATAGCAACATACAAAACAATTCAACGTGCAAAGAAAGTTGTTGTTGATAAACTAAACAAAGCAACATCGATTGGTACATTTGTTGTCAAAGGTAACGGATTAGAAGTAACGAATCCAGAAGGTTACGTAGTAGTTGATGGTAAAGGTACAGCGAGAAAGTTAGTTGATCGACTAGAGTTTTCTGCAGCTAATTTCACAGCTGCAAAACGTTGGGATAAAGGAACAAGTAAAGTAGCATGAGCAAGTTAAGACAATATACATTTTATGAAACAGGTGAAGAGCCTAAGAATATTGAATCAATGTCGTTTAGAAAAGCAGTTAAGTCTTTTCAAAACAACACAAAGGCAAAAGAAGTAACAGTGGAATGGGAAGCAAAAAAAGGTGGAGTATATACAAAGAGACAAACTCTACCATTAGGACGTAGTAAAAAATTAGGAAGATGAAGAAGACACTAAAAGAATTTTTGGCAAAGGGTAAAAGACCTAAGGCAGTAGCATTTGCTTTTGGTCGTATGAACCCACCTACTGCTGGACATGAAAAACTGATCCAGAAAGTAGAAGCGATTGCCAGAAGAATTAAAGGTGATGGTATCATCTATGTAAGTGCATCTCAGGATAGAAGTAAGAATCCTTTAGATGCACGAACAAAGATTAAGTATCTACAACCTTTATACAGAAACATAAAGTTTGTTGCCGCAGGTGGTAACACTAGAACGTTTATGGAAGTATTGAAGAATGCTTTAGATAGAAAGTATTCAGATGTTTATATGATTGCAGGTAGTGATCGTGTGAATGAATTTAAAAGATTAATTACACAATATAATGGAAAAGATTTTAACTTTGATAAGACAGAGGTAGTCAGTGCTGGCGAAAGAGATCCTGACGCACAAGGCACTTCTGGAATATCAGGTACTAAAATGAGATTGTTTGCTGTTAGAGGAGACTATAACAGCTTTAGAAAAGGTCTGCCAGTCAAAATGAAAGACGCAGATGGAAAGAAACTATTTAAAGATTTAAGAACAGCAATGGGCATTAAATCACAAAAAGGATTTGGAGTTCAAATGAAACCTATAATGAGTTTAGAAGATTTTGAAAAACAAGAATTACGACAAGAATATATTGAAGAAAATATATTTGAGATCGGTGATTATGTAGAAAACATGAATGATTGTTCTATTGGTAAAATCATTAAAAGGGGAACCAACTATCTCGTATATGAAATGGAAGACGGTGGAGTAAAGAAAGCTTGGTTACATGAATGTTGTGCCGTAGATGAGGCACAAATAGAAATGATGGAATCAACAGATGTACAAAAAGAAAAAGTAAAAGACGTTGTGTTACAGAAAAATTCTGATGCATTAGACGATGACGATGACGACTTCTTAGAAGACGTTAAAGTTAAACAGGATCCCGATGTAGATGATAAACCTGGCACACAACCTAAAAAATATTATAAGGGAGTGTCTAAGAAAACAAAAGATAAAAGGGCAGCTCACTTTAAGAAAGGCTCTAAGATGGATGATGATAATCCGAACGCATACAAACCAGCACCTGGTGATAAAGATGCGAAAACAAAACCAAGTACATATACTAAACAGTTTAAAAAGATGTACGGTGAAGTGAATGAAAGTCGACCTGGCCTTTGGGCGAACATTCATAAGAAAAGAAAAGAAGGCAGACCAATGAGAAAGAAAGGTGAGAAAGGCGCACCTACTCAACAACAAATTAAAAGAGCACAAGGTGAGGCATATGAAATTGGAAAAGATTATGCTGATCATGCTAAAAAGATTACACCAAAAGAAAAGGCAAATCAATTTAACATGGCACCACACATGGGCAAGTTTGATCCAGTAGAATATGGAATACATTTAAAAGATATTAAAGAATGGGCAGAGAGTGAAGCAACTATTGCTAAGTATCAAAAGAGATATGGTGATACTTGGGAAGAACAACTAGGTAAAGTTGTTGAAAAAATGATTGAGAAAACTCAGAAATCAATTTCAGAGAAAGACAATGCTCTTCAAAAGAAAGCAGACAAGTCTGGTATCTCATATGGCACACTAAAGAAAGTTTATGACAGAGGTATGGCTGCATGGAAAACTGGACACAGACCTGGTACAACTCCACAACAATGGGGTTATGCTAGAGTTAATGCGTTTATAGTTAAAAGAAAAAAAGGTAATCTAAACCACGATAAGGACTTAGCATAATGAAAACATTTAAGCAATACGAAGATATCGATAAGGCTTGCGAAGAATGTATTTTCGAACACGAACAAGAGGGATTGCAAGAGGCTGAATATCAAGGTAAGAAAGTAACATTAAACGACCCTATCAGAGGTGGTAGTAAGAAGTTTTATGTTTATGTTAAGAATGATAAAGGCAATGTTGTCAAAGTTTCATTTGGAGATACAACAGGTTTATCGATTAAGAGAGATGATCCAGCAAGAAGAAAAAGCTTCAGAGCTAGACATAACTGTGATAACCCAGGACCAAAATGGAAAGCAAGATATTGGTCTTGTTACCAGTGGAGAGCTGGAGCAAAGGTAGACAACTAATGAAATACAACAAGTCAATGGCACAGATTCTAAGCGAGATGAATGAGGGTTCTAGTGCTTTTAATCCTACAGTACATGATAAAGACTTAGGTGTTGTAAGTAAAGACCAATCTTTAAGATATAAAAAACTATCACCAAAAGATAAAACAATAGTGAAAGATTTAGTATCTAAAAAGGTTAGTGTAGAAAAAGCATTAAGGCATATTAGAAATAGAGAAATAATTAGATATTATGATATGCTTGATAAATTGAAAAAAGAAAGTGTAACAGAAGCTGACTTAACCAAAAAACAAATTAAAATGGTACACAAGACAGCAGATGATTTACCTAAGAAAGATTTCAAAGACCGTTATGGAAAAGAAAAAGGTGACGCTGTTAGATATGCAACAGCAACTAATATGGTTAAGAAAAAGTTAGGAATGAAAGAAGAAGAACAGATTGACGAAGTGTTTATGGATGCTTACGTCATTACGTTTTCTTATAGAGGTGATAAAGACAGATCAGTTGTTGTGTTTAAAAAAGAACATGACAAAGATATCTATGTCGATTTTATAAAGAAAAAGGGTGGCAAAGTTCACTCAGTTAAAAAACGAAATTTAAACATGAAAGTTTAAGGGAGATAAAAATGGCAAACGGACTATTTAAAGGAAACGCTACTTACTTCGGTAGAAAAAGTGGCACACTAGAGGACATCGTTGCAAAGATCAACGAGGCACCTAGTAAACCAGAAGTATTTGATATGAAAAGTGAAAGCGAAGCATACAAGAAAGTATTCAACGCTGCAATGAAAAAATTTGGTGTTAACTCACCAGCAGATTTCAAATCAGACGAAGAAAAGAAAAAGTTCTTCGACTATGTGGACAAGAACTACAAGGGTAAGAACGAGGCACATGAGAAAGCTGCTGACATGAATAAAAAACAATTAGATAAAAAAGGTGAAGAAATGCCTACAGTTAAGAAATCTGTAAAAGAAACTGTAAGAGACATGCTAATGAAAGCATGGAGAAATGCAGCTGAACTTGCAGAGAAGAATAAAGTAAGCGAAGGCGAACTACCACCTGCATTGCAAAAACATATTGACAAAAAGAAAAAAGATAAAGTTGTAAAAGAAGAAGTGCTAGATGAAAGCATGTCTAAAGTTACTAAAAAGAGAGCATCTAATGGCGATATCGAAGTGTTTTATAGAGGTAGAACAAAGTATGGTATGAATAAACAAATAGGTTATTATCATAAAGAAGGTTCTTACCTTTCTGTTTACCACGATAACCAAGATGACAAAGATGATTTCACGCAAAACGATCAAGCGAGAAACGAAAGAGATGCTATCAAAATGATCTATGACACAGCAAAAAGTAATAAAGTTATTAGAGAGCAAAAGGACAAGTAACATGGCTGAACTAAAAGATTTCGGCACAGTTAAAACTTGGTACGAGGCTTACAAATCAGTACAAGAAGCTGAAGATAAGAAGCCTGAAGATGAAAAGGAAGACGAGAAGAAGAAAAAGTCTCCTGTAGAAGTCTTACCAAAAGATGGCGGTGACGAAGAACAAGAAGAAAAGAAGGAAGAGAAGCCTGATCAGTCTGG